ATATGATCGAGATGAGAATGCAGCAGATAATGTTTTTTGCCTGGGACAGGCTATGATGGCTCAACCGTCATATGTTGGATCAATGACGATCCAAGAAGCTCTCGCCTTTAGGCGATGAGTAGTTCACGATAACAAATACAATCGGTCGTTAGCCCAGAAGTAAAGGCGCCACTCTGATACGGTGGAAAAGATGGAGCGTTACCATCACGACCGACCAACGTGCCCACATCGCTGGAAACTGTGGCGCCATCTCGGTTCTTTTCTGAACCGAGTAGTAAAATGGCAAGCCTGCCCACATGGTTGGAAACTGTGGAAAGAACATTTAGCTCAACTGGCCGAGCAGGTGGCTTAATGCCGCAAGATACGGGTTCGAATCCCGTAATGATTCTCAAGAAGCAAATGCCCGAAAGGTATACATCAATCATCCAAAAGATATGTGAGTTCGAGTCTCACTAATAACTCCTAAGGTTATTATGGCGGAACTGGTAGACGCAATTGTGCCGCAAGGCTAACAACTTTTCAATTTTTGTTGCTTCATTTTTTATGCCCCAATAGCTCAGCAACTAAGTAAGCCACCATATGCCAAAACGCGCGTTAGGAGGTAGCCGAAGGTAGAGCGCCCGTCGAAAATCGGGAGGTCGTAGGTTCGATTCCTAATTGGGGCCCCAATGATATATAGACCCTTAATGGTGAGCTAATTTTTAGCCACGTCCGAACATATAAGGTGGTCCCAGTGGACAAAATAAAAAGATTGAATATGAAGGGCATCAGATTAACTTCTGAGGCCGATTGGGTAGACGTTACTATTTCAGCACAAGACGTTCAGTACGGCATTGAGTTGGGAACTCTACAAGAAGAAGAATCCAAAAGGCGCGGACTAAATGATCGTTCTTTCTCAGGAGACGAGGGAGAGAGTTTAATTCGTTCCATTACTGCTAAACAATTTGAGTGCGCAATTCGAGAATATGGTGGAGGCACCGCTCGTGTAGTACAAGTTAATGAGTTCCACGATTTCCCTGATGTAGGTCAAGTAAACGCACGCTATACTTTCAATCCTGGTTATGGAATGATTATTACCAACCGAGATCAAGGTAAAGTGCCGATGATTTTGGGAACTGGTAAGAGCCCACATTTTCGTTTGATGGGATGGTTCCTTCCCGATTACGCTAAACAAATAGTTTATAAAATCCATCAAGGACGCGATGAAAATTGCGAAAGTCAATTCGGGTTTTTGCAAAATATGAAAGACCATGAGTGTTGTCAATTAAATATGCAAATGCTTTTCCCGATGTGGACTTTCAATAAAGAACTAATAAAATAATATTAAACTAGGAGAAAGAATGGTTGGACTGTTTCTCTAACCACTTGATATGGAAACCAGAAACAGTGGTGTCCAGAAGTTAGGGCGGCCTTGACAGCCAAGCTCGACTCCTTTGGGTTCGTAGTATAACGGATGATTACATCTGTCTCTTAAACAGAAAGATGAGGGTTCGACTCCCTCCGAACCCACCAGAATTAACCAAACGAGGTAAGTTATGTTTTGGAAAATGGATGAAGAAGGCGAGATAGTTCAGAAGCAACCAGAGGAATACATCAACTCTGATGAAACTGGTGCGGAAGAACGTTTCGAAAATCGCTTGCAAGTTTTCAAGAATGAAGGTAAGCCAGTTTATAAACACCATTTCTGGTGGTTTGTTCATAACTGTGTAGCGCATCCATTGATCGGATTGGCTCCTTGCAAGTCCACTTTTAATTTGCACGACTGGACTTCCAAAAAGATCAATGGTAAGTAAAATCACGGGGTCGTAATTCAATTGGAAGAATCTTGCCTTTTAAGCACTGAAACGTCGGATCGTAACCGGCCGACCCCACCAAATTTGTATTTTGATTATAGGAGAAGATATGAGTGATGATGAGGATCTTTCTCCGGAGGAATTAGAATTATATCTCCGCATGAACCAAGAAAAAGAAGAGCGTAAAAAGTTATTACGAATAGCTGAGCAGCTAAAAATCCCTTGTATGTTATGGGGGAATGGTCATTCTGATAGATTGAAAGGAGAACCTGCCGTTCTAATTAGAGATCTTTGGGAAATCCTGTCTGATGAAACCAAGCTCAAAGAATTATTATCTCGACTGAAACTGAAAGCTTTTTGGTAAGAAGGTGTGTAAAAGATTAGTTTTTATTGTACGGGTCAAGCACATAATAAAAGTTAGGGCGTGATATATCTATAAGTATGCCCAAGAAAATAAATATTGTTGATCAAAAATTTGGTAGGCTTCTTGTTGTTGAAGCTACTGCTGAGCGCAAACGTAAAAATATAGTTTGGAAATGTTTGTGCGATTGCGGTAATTTTTGTTATAAAATTACCGCAGATCTGGTGGGTAGTCGCATCAGATCTTGTGGATGTTTATTTGATGATTTCAGTAAGACACTTCGCCTTCCACCTGGTGAATATGGGTTGAATCAATTGTTTCGCAAATATAAAGGAAATGCAAAAGAGAGAGGTCTTGTTTTCGATCTTTCTAAAGAGGATTTTGCGAGGATGACAAAGATAAATTGTTATTATTGTGGTGCCAAGCCACAAGCAATCTCACAACCCAATACATTATCTATAGCAAGTACGGCTGCTGTTGAAAATGGCACATATATTTATAATGGTTTAGATAGGGCAGATAACGATGTAGGATATATTATATCTAATGTTGTGTCATGCTGTGAAAATTGTAATAGAGCTAAATTGACTATGTCTCAAAATGATTTTATATTATTAGTAAACCGCATTGCCCACAATCATCCTATGGTTTTATAAATGAAAACGACAATCATTAATTTGTATGGCGGGCCTGGCTGTGGAAAAAGTACCTCTGCTGCTTACCTTTTCTATCTATTAAAGTGTGATCAACAAAATGTTGAATTAGTTAGAGAATATGTCAAAGATTGGGTTTATGAAGCACGTAAGTTTTCTGCTTATGACGAAATTTATTTTATGGGTAAACAGGTTCGACATGAAAGCATGTTGTTTGGTAAAGTAAATTGGATTGTTACGGACGCTCCAGTTTATATGACTGCGTATTATGCTCGCATTCATTGTGGCCCCATTTTAGCTAAGGGTGTTTTAGCTGAAGCAGAAGCTTTTTATCAGCAGGCAACAGAGGATGGGCTCAAACATTATCATATTTTGCTACATCGCACTACGCCATATGCCCAAGAAGGTCGTTACCAGAACGAACAGGAAGCCTTATCCATTGATGATGGTGTTCAGAAAATGATGTTGCAAATGGAAGTTCCCAATGTAATTCATTGCAATTCTGATGAGCAATCCTTGAAAAACTTGTGGGAACGCCTCAAAAAAGAAAATGTATCAGACGGGCCTTGACGCCCATTTTTTATGATTTATAATGTTAGAGAGCAGGTAATTATGGTCGAAAAACTAACAGATATTTCTTTTGAAGGGGCTAAAACTCCTGAGGAAATCGAGAAAGTAGTCCAAGATAATTTGGGAATTAGTTTTGCTGAGTGTGGTCAAGTCCTCTCCCAATCTCTATTGGAACGAGCCGAGGAATTGGTGGGGGAGCTGCTAAATATAGCCCCTTATGGTGATTATGCCAAGGTAACGGAAGATCCCGAGCAAATTCTGTCCTTCCTCAAAGAAGAGGCCGTTAAGCCGGAGAATTGGAAAATTAGCTGGATTGACATCAAAGGCGAACTAATGGAACTGATGTTTGATAACCAAGCTGTGGATGATGGAGATATTCTGAAAGGCTTTGTTTTTATTGGGTTAAGTGGTAAAATTCGCCATGCTTTTGCTCAAGTCCACGCATAAACGGGAATAATTTGATATATAATGGAGTAAGTTAGGTAAGTCGTTTCATACCAACTAGGAGATAATATGTCAAGCTTTCTATTGTTTGTGATGGTCGCATGTATTTTTGTGCACACCTTTTTGAATTTCTTTTTGAGTGTTTACGCTAATGTTGTTGCCAAAGTTTCCGGCGTAGCTGTGGCCGAACACTCCGTAGAAGCCTTTTTCGGCAATGTTTTTGCCGCGATTGTTTCTCTTTTCAAAAAGTTATAACTTTTTATAAAAATAAAACACTTGACATATAGTAATAAAACGCTATATTATTAAGTGTTATGGGGGCGTCATATAACGCGATTATGGGACCTTTGCACGGTTTTCACGAGGGTTGGACTCCCTCCGCTTCCACCAAGTAAATATGGGTTTATAGTGTAATGGGAACACAGCACACCGGCAGTGTGCAAGTTTGGGTTCGACTCCCAATAGATCCACAATAACTCACGGCAAACCGCAATAGGATGCATCTAGTTGGTTTTGCCGATTGAGTAAATTTTTATACCTCGCAACTCGAAATAATCTCTGCTGGCTGTCTTACTGTGGCGCTGAAAACAAAGTTGGCACGGACAGAGAATAAGGTGCGATTCCTTAGCGAGGTACCAAACATAGTAATAAGTAGATATAGTAGTTAGCAAGATATATTCGGGTATCGTCCAAAGGCAGGACAGCGGACTTTTGCAGGAGCATATTGCTCGCACAAATGAATCCGTGAATTACAGTTCGAATCTGTATACCCGGACCAGATAAAGATATTAATGGTAGGTTATATGTACTCGTATGAGCGATGTTATCGTTAAGCTTCGAAAAAAGCGAAGCAGAATCTGGAAAATTTCTAAAGAAGAGTTAGTGCAAGTGGCTGCTGTCAGTCAATCGCTAAATGCTATCTTGACACATTTTGGATTTTGCAATCAGGCTGGCATGTATAAGATTTTGAAAGCTCGCCTCGCAGAAGATGGTATAGATATAACACATATCCGTTTAGGGGTAGGGGCTAATAAAGGGCGCTCTTTCGGAATAAAAGGTCAGCCCCTATCAGAGATTTTGATAGAGCATTCCACTTACGATAATAGGTCTCGTCTTAAAAAGAGGCTTATAAAAGAAGGTTTAATAACTAATCACTGCTATATTTGTGGTTTATCCGCGCAGTGGAATAATATGCCATTGTCTCTTCAACTGGATCATATTAATGGTGTATCTGATGATCATAGGATAAGTAATTTAAGGCTGTTATGCCCTAACTGTCATTCACAAACGGAAAGTTTTTCGGGCAGAAATAAAGCTTATAAAACTTAGGCAATGTTTGATATAGTAGAAATCATTGGGGAATCATATAATGGCATTATGTCGCTCTCTGAAAGCGATCACCTTGGATCGATACCAAGTTCCCCAACCATGCGGAAGAGTGAAACGGCTTCCATTCTGGGTTCATATCCCACGAGACACTAGGTTCGACTCCTAGTTCCGCTCCCACTTAAATGTATATCAGTGTAGCTGTTTTGAAGAAAGTACATCCTCCCAATATAATTAGACTAGCTCATTATGTTGGTATGGCTACTATGGGTTGTCTATTAGAAGACATTATCCAAGAACTTCTCATCAAAATTAATTATTAAATTGCTAGTTTTGTATCATTCCAAATACGATTATTGGGGCCGTCGCATTTCATAGCCAATATTTTTGTATCTTAGGTATGCCAGTAGCCAAAGTCCACGGACCTTACAAGAGAAAAGATGGGAGACAAATAGTTATCGTTGTAGATGACGATGGAAGCACTCGTACCGTTTCTTATCCTAAATGGCTATTAGAATTGCAATTAGGTCGTAGATTGGATCCCAATTTAGAAACCGTAGATCATATCGATAGCAATTTTGATAACAATAATCTTGACAATCTAAGAATTATGCCGCGCAATGAACACTCCCGTGAGGATACCAGGCGTGTCAAACCGGTCAAGTTCAACTGTGCTTGGTGCAAAGCAGAATTCGAACGTTCCCCTCGTTTAGTAAGGGACAAAGCTCGTAAAAATAAGGCTGGTCCTTTCTGTTCTAGAAAATGTGCTGGTCAATATAGTCGCAAGCTTCAGCTTAAATTGATTGATAAATTCGATGTGCAACCAGTTATTGACAGCGAATACTACAAGAAAAAGTATGTCAAAGCCTTCGGTTCTATCATATCCAGTGATGATCTGATCGACTATTTGTGTGATGTTTGGGACGAATAATTTTTATAATTATCTCCCCTTGACGCCGTTTTACTCGTAGTTACATTGGGTGGTATGAAAAATGTAATTCTGACTGTAATGTTATGCGCACTGTTTGTTGGGTGTACGGCTGATATAAATCAACCAATACAAGATGCCGGAGTAGATGATTCTAGCTTTACCATCAATGGCTTTGTTCATAATTTTGAGGGCTGCACCAACGACGTAGATTGTGCTAATGGTGGCGAAACGTGCGGGACTATGGTTTGTAGTTGGGCTAATCCAGCCATACATTATTGTGTTCCAGTTTCTACTGGAGACCCTGGTTGGTGTGGAGATCCCAATCTCGATCAGGCTACTGCTAATACTACTTGTAAGTGTTATGTCGAGGGTGCCACTTGTAATATAGTTACTAATTTTTGCTCATTTGTGTCGCTCGGCGATCATTGAGATTTATAATGGAGAATGAAGATGTTAGATAAGATTACTATTGCGCAAGCGTTGCGTCGTATCAAAAAGCTCAAGGGACAAATTGCAGAGCATACTCAACGTGCTCAGGCTTCTGTCTCTTATGAAAAAGACAAGGTTCCTGCTTTCAGCTTCGGAGAAGAAATGCTCTTAATGAAGGCAGCTCAACTAGAATTGGTTGACTTGCAGTCTCGTGTAGCTGTGGCTAATGCTAAGGCTACCATTTTAGATGGGGAAGATGTTATTACTCATGCAGAGGCTATTCGTCGTTTGCAAGAGATTAAAGGAGAGATTGCCTTCCTTAAAATCGGTCTGAGCAAAGATTTGTCCATAAGGACGCAAGACTAGGGTACGGAAACGTACTAAATGTGGAAACTGGTGATCCCTCGTTCTAGGAAGCCCTCGGGCTTAATGAATATTTTGCCTACAAGCAAATACAACGGATAGTCCCTTTAGAAAGGACGCCAATCGCTTCAGATGCCGATACCAACGCTCAGCGCCTACAAGCTGATTAGCAGTTAGCCTTTATAGCATCCTTAGCACTTTGCTCTAAGCCATGAGCTGTATAAAAACCTAGTATTACAATTACTGGGCTGCCCTAAGCAAATAGCATTATTCAAATCAGCTTCCTCTTTAAGAAATTTCCTACCCTATTGTTTTATCATGAGCACAGTTAGATCACGCAAACCAGATTGCATTCTTAATCCCGGCACCTTCGGTGGAACGAAGGCGTGCCATCACTTAGTTGATATGATGAATGCTAATGTAGTTCCACCATTTGAAAAGCGCAGGATTTTATCGCTCATCGCTTCCGCCACCTACAACTTTAAGTGGCTGTCAATAATACCAGAGTTTGGTGTGAAATACCGCACTATGACACTTATGCGAGACGATATATATGCTCGCATTGAGAAATGGACTTACGATGAAAAAGTTAAGTCCCTTACGAGGAATGTGATTAATCATCACTACCGAAGATACTTGGAAGAAGCAGCTTGGGCAATCGCTCCGTAAGGAGAGGAAAGTCGGAGCAGCATAACACGACCTGCTGGCTAACGGCCAGACGCAGTGATGCGATGGAAAGTGCAACAGAAAGATACCGCCGAGTTTGAGAATGAATATATTAAGTCTTATGATAGGCGCCTGTTTGGCAATGATAATAACACTAGTGTTGTTACCCTTGTTATTAGAGTCGTCTTACTTTCGTAAATACTTTTTTCGAACGGTTTTGATAGTGGGAGCAATTATTGTTCTTTTTATCTTGCCGCATTCTTGAACTCGGTAAGGGTGAAATGGCAGTGTAATAGACTACCGCATCAATGGTGACATTGATGGCTAGGCAAACCCCAGGTGCTGCAAGCTAAACAGAGAGTGACTTGTGTGGTCGATACTCTCGGGTTAGTGCTTGAACCAACAAGTAATTGTTGGTCCAGATTAATGATTGTCTCGCTTTATAGACAGGACTCCGCTTATAAAGCTACTTCTTCCAGGTTTCAACTATGAAAATGCCTCTTGTTTATCCTAAAATGACCGACAGTAAAAACTGTCCGCTCAAAAAATGTTGGGCTTATGAGAAACTAGACGGCACTAATATCCATTGGTGCTGGAATCAAAAAGACAAGTTCTATGCTTTTGGAACTCGTCGTGATAGGTTTCCACTAACTGCGGATGGCGAGAGAGACTTCAACGTAGCGCACCCCGGTTTAGAAGAAGTTGTCTCTACTTTTCTCGGCGACCCAATTATTGAAAAACTAGATGATGTTTTGATGAAAGAGTATGGGCGATATTTTCTAAATCTAAATAAATCAGATTCAATCTCAGAGATTATTCTTTTTACGGAGTTTCGGGGGCCTCATTCTTTTGCTGGTCAACATCAGAGAGAAGATAAGAAAACTCATTACCTAATTGATGTTCAAGTAGATGGTAAAATGTTGTTCCCAGGAAAACTACGCTGGGATTTTTATGGTATCAGCGACTGGATGCCTAACCTTGTTTACAACGGTAAGTTCTACGGAGGTTTTGTAGAAAAAGTGCGTAAAGGCCACTATAATGTCGATGAGGGTGTTGTCATCAAAGGCGTAGTGGATGGCGAAGTTTATATGTGTAAAGTCAAGACGAATGAATATTTAAAACGATTAAAAGAATATCATCCTGATAAGTGGGCAGATTATTGGGAATGAGATTTGCAACATATTTTGCACATTCCCTTTCGTTTTGTATGTGTTGCGTTTGTGAAATAAAATTCTTCTAATAGTTTTATTTTTGCACACTTATTACATTGTTGTTGTCCTTCTGTGGCATTTGGTTTATTAAACCAAATTATTTTACCCTCAATCATTTTCCAAGTTTTACCATTTCTTGTTGATGGTTTTCCTTTCAATGAATTACTAATTTTCAATCTAACCTCGTTGGTAGGAGACTTTCCTTTATTGGGCGATGTTCTACCTTTATTTGAATGACTTATCTTTTGTTTAGATTCTTTGGTATGTGTCCTCCCCTTCATAGGCGTCTTGCCTGTGCGTTTTATTCGTAGTTTGAGTTTAGTTTCTTCCGTATGTGTTCTGCCTTTCATTGAGCCGCCGCCAACATAATGAGGGTCGTTGTATAGTTCTGCGCCAACTAATTTGAAGTATTCGAACCAGAATCTTTCTGCCTCTGGCAATTCCTCGGCAGTTAAGTATTCTTGAATTACTTCCATAATTGGTTGTAGTCCTTGTTTTTTAAGACGCGAGATCCAAATACGTTTTTCTTTGGTGCCGTTTTTGTGATAGCAATGATCGTAAAGTCTTTTCTTTTCTTTTCGTTGGAAGAGTAGCCTACATAATGTATTATTTTAGTAATTGGATCTAAAAGTCCATAAATTATGTGTCGTTCAGACATTATTTTGCCTCCTCATATAATATATCAATAAAGTCGAGGACTTGTAAATAAAAATAATTGATGCCTATATGGAGCGCCTGAAAGTGCAATTCAAGGGTAACTGGAAAAATTATTGGGAGTGAATTATTTTTTATTTCATCGCGGCATTGACATCCAGCATGGCGTGTATATAGAGGTATGAGAAGCCTCACAATTTTGGAGAATTACTATGAGCACAACCACCGATATTGAACGTATGACTGCTTTTTCTAAGCAAGTTTTCGAGGCCGCCCAGTATGTTATCGAAACTATGCGGGATGGCGACCGTATCCAAATCAAGCAACTTGCTCAAACAGTTGGATTGGTAGTAGCTAAAGATCCTAAGGATATTTTGGGGTTTGTTACTCATTATGCCCATCACACTACTCTGGCCTATGTTACTCGTGGTAAGCATGGTGGTATTGTTAAGGGCACTAAGCGGGCCAAAATAATCAAGGCTGGCAAGAAAACAAAATTACCTTTTGATCAAACATCGTCTTGTTTAGTTTCAACTACCGATGGTGGAACTGATGATGTTTGTGTGATTTGACTAATGAGAGTATTATGAAGAATATTGAGATTATTGGCGGCGGTACGGTCTTTCATGTCCGTAATCATTTGGCGTTATGTGCCCCAGCCTATGGCACCACAGCCCGTAGATTAGAGGATATTCTCCTAGACAGCGATGAGGCTCTCGACTATGGTATCAATCTTCATCTAACTAAGATGGCAGATCGTCGTAGTCACCTAGAGACCAATGATGACATTTCTAAGTTGGTTGACGAGTTGATTGTCAACCCTAATACCAAGATTATCTTTTTCAATCCAGCCCTGGTAGACTATGAAGGTAGCATCACTACCTCTGGCCCAGTAGGCTATGAATGGTCGAATTACCTAGTTACCCCTAGCGGTAAGTACCAAACTAGACTCAAGACTTCGGAAGGCGAACAGTCTATGTTGCTGTGGCCTGCTCAGAAAGTCCTTAGTAAAATTCGTAAAGAGCGCAAGGACATTTTCCTGATAGCCTTCAAGACAACCTGTGGCGCTACCCTGGATGAGCAGTTTTTAACTGGACTGCACTTGCTCAAAACCAACTCCTCCAACCTTGTTTTAGCCAACGATACTAAGACCAGAACCAACATGATCATCACTCCCGAACAAGCGCGTTACGCTATTAGCACTGACCGAGAGGATACCCTACAGTTCTTAGTAGAGATGACACTCTCTCGAGCTAGTGGTACCTTTACTCACTCCACAGTGGTCCCAGGCAAGCCTGTTCCATGGGATATGGAGACAATTCCGCACTCTTTGAAGACAGTAGTAGAACACTGTATTGCCAAAGGAGCCTATAAGCCATTCAATGGATCCACTGTTGGGCATTTTGCTTTCAGGGTTAACAATAACTCTTTCATCACTTCTAGGCGTAAGACAGACTTCAACCAGCTGCCAGAGACTGGCATGGTCCTATGTCACTCTGAGGGTGATAATGAGGTCACTGCCTACGGTGCTAAGCCTTCCGTGGGTGGTCAGTCACAGAGGATTATCTTCAAAGAACATCCTGGCATGGACTGCATCGTTCACTTTCACTGTCCGCCCAAAGCGGTGCTGACGGAGCTTTCGGTTAGGCCGCAACTGTACCATGAGTGTGGTAGTCATGAGTGTGGCAAGAACACCAGTGATGGTCTCAAAGAGGTCATTCCGGGTGTCAAATGTGTTTATTTAGACAACCATGGGCCTAATATTGTTTTCAACCATAAGACCAATCCCAAAGAGATTATTGAGTTCATCGATCAAAATTTTGACCTTTCCAAATCGACTGATCAGGTAGATCGCAATCTAATGCAGGTACAATAATGTTTGTGCATTTCCTTGGTAAACTAGTCAATGCGGACACGATTAGGTGGGTAGATTACTCTAATTTGGTTGAAAAGGACTACATTAGGGTCTGTAATAAGGCAAATGAAATCTTCTTGGTGGAAGGGCCACAAGCTTTTGATGTGGTAATGCGGTTGTGTCCTGAAGCCTTGGAAGGTGAACAAGCTCAATACGAGAGACATGCTTGGGCTGTTCATAATCTTGTGGGACATCCCTTGATGCAACTTTGTTCGTGGTTAGGATTAGCTCCGTTAGGGTTGAAAATTCACGATCTTAATAGCAGGAAGCCCACGGCTTTAGGAATGCGTCATAAGAAAAATAATTAGTTATTGACGAAAACGATCAATAAGTCGATATATAACCAACGATGCTTCTAACTACTTCCATCAAACTTTTGACTACCGATGACCAAAAGAAAAGTCTTTTGAAGTCAATGTATCAATTCAATGCGGCTTGCAACTGGATTAGTCAATATGCAGTTGCTAACTCTATGTTTAGCAAGGTCAAGCTACAAAAAGCTATCTATTATGAACTACGAGAAAAGTTTTCTTTGCCAGCTCAGTTTGCTATTCGTGCCTTATCTCGTGTAGCTGATAGTTACAAACTTGATAAGAAGATACAGCATCAATTCAAGAAAACATCATCTGTGGAATATGATGCTCGTATTCTTAACTGGAAAAAATTAGATCAAATTAGCATTCTTTCTTTAGATGGTAGGCTTCTTATTCCGATTATCTTTGGATCATATGCCAAACTTGATGAAAGAGTTATCCGCAATTCTGCCAAACTTATCTATCGTCAAGGCTGTTTCTACTTGCAAGCAGCCGTAGAAGTGCCTGAATCTAAATTGCAAGAGGCTCAAGACTTTCTCGGAGTTGATTTAGGTATCGTCAATTTAGCTACCACTTCATTAGGCGATACTTATTCTGGTAAGAAAGTGGATACAGTTAGAGAAAGATATGCAGGACTCAAAGCTAGATTACAATCTAACGGTAGCAAAAATGCAAAACGACATCTGAAAAAAATATCAGGACAAGAAGGAAGATTCAAGAGAAACGCTAATCATATTATTAGCAAACAAATTGTTCAATCTGCTCAAAGGCACCAGAAAGCCATCGCATTAGAAGAATTGCATGGTTTCAGGAAAACCGTTAGGAAGAGTCAGAGAGAACGTTTTGGCAAATGGGCATTCAATCAGTTAGCAACTTATATTATCTATAAGGCAGCTATTGCTGGAGTTGAGGTGGTCAAAGTTGATCCACGCAATACTAGTAGAACTTGTTCTGAATGCGGTCATTGCGAAAAACTAAACCGCAAAAGTCAAGCGGTTTTCAAATGTAGGAGCTGCTATCATAGTATGAATGCAGACCTCAATGCGGCAATCAATATTGCCGAAAGAGCCTTAGTCAATAGGCTTATTGCAGCCGAGAAGTCTTCGAGCAGCAAGCCAACGGCTTTAGCCGTTGGTCATTGACGATATGACGGTGCCCAATCCTATTACTAAATAGATAAGCAAGTATAATGCCAACCAAATTAGAAAGCGAACGTAAATTTTTAGTCAAATTTCCAAAGTCTTGGTCAGACTTGGCAGAGCTTTTTGACGGTATCATTGATGTCAAAAGGATCAATCAAACATACTTGAAACCAAACCCAGGTGAACAGGCCGCCCGTGTCCGAAAGACCATCAAAGGGCTAACTGGGGAGACAGAAACCGAGTTTCACTTCAACCAAAAGAAGCCGGTGGAGACTGGCGTGCATGAGGAGAAGGAGCATACCATCTCGGAAAAGAAGTATGGTGAGTACCTCAAGCACTCTAATCCTGATAAATGTTCGGTGGAAAAAACTCGTTTCGTTTTCAAGTGGCATGATCAAGTTTTTGAGCTAGATCTCTTCAAGGGGCATCTCAAAGGACTAGCTATTATGGAGATTGAGCTAGAAGACATCAATGATAAAGTAGAACTACCTCCCTTCCTCAAAGTTATCAAAGAAGTAACCAAGGATAAGAGATTTAGTAATTATAATCTTGCTTCGAAAGAAATACGTGGCACCTCTGATATATAATAGTGTATGAAACAACATATCGTGTACGGTTTGATCGATCCTAACTCCCATGAGTTGAGGTATATCGGTTATTCATCAGACATTGAAAGAAGAATTAAAGATCATCATCGACCAATTTATCTGAAAATCAAAAGTCATAAAAACAATTGGATAAAATCCTTATTGGCACAAGGACAAAAAGCAGATTTTATTATTATCGAAGAGTATGATTCAGCAGAACAATTACCTCAAGCTGAAATTGAAATGGTAGAATACTTTAAATATTTGGGAGTGGAGCTTACAAATGGCACCCGAGGTGGAGACGGACATCTGAAAGGTGACAAACTTTCAGAGGAGACGAAGAAGAAATTGTCAGAAGCTTTTTCAGGAGAGAAGCACCCTATGTATGGGAAACATCACTCAGAAGAGGCTAAACGAGCTATTTCTTTATCTAAATTGGGCGTGCCTTGGGGCGAACATTCCGAAACAACTAAAAAGAAAATGTCAGATACTAAAATGGGTAAAATATGCTCAGCAGAGCACAAAGCCAATATTGGTAAAAGTAAAAGTGGGAGTAATAATCCGTGGTTCGGTAAAGTGCGACCAGAAGAAACCCGAAAAAGAATATCGGAAGCGAATAAGGGAAAGAGGCATACGGAAGAGTCTAAGAACAAAATGTCGAAATCTAAAACTGGATCTGTTGTTTCAGAAGAAACAAGGCGCAAAATATCTGCTTCCCTGAGGGGTGAGAAGGGGCCAAATGCTAAGTTGTTCGATAGTCAAAGGTTAGAGATAATCGAACAAAGAAAGAACAGGGTTCCAATAAAAAAGCTAATAAAGAAGTATGGTGTCTGCAAGCAGACAATAATAAGGATATCTAAGGACAATGCATCCTGAGATCAAGAAGTTTTGGGAGAAAAGTGGCAAGGAGATCCATGCATATAATTTCTCCACTGTTAGTATTTGGTTTATCTATTCAAACCCTTCCTATTATGATCAGGGTGGTCCGCCACCCCCTTTCAAAGAAGATGTAGTTTGTATAATAAGTGGTTTTGGTAAACAGTATTTCTTATTAGGCTCTTCATATGACCAAGATCAAATGTTGAGAATAGTTAGACTGAAAGCCTTCATATAAAGGAAAATAAAATGGCAGACTTGAAAGATTTAGCACTAAAAATACAAGCAGCAATCCAAGATTTCTTCCCAGAAGATGTTGGTTTCGTTCTTATTATGGAAGATCTCAACGGGGATGATATAGGTATTTCCTCTAATCTAAATGACGAAGATGTTCTTTTTGTCCTGCAAGAGGCCGTAGAGACCGTAGTTTCCACGGAGGCTACCCTCCTTCAAGATGACAGGGTAATAAACTGATATATACAAAGAATAAGTCGTTGTACCCAATCGGATAAGGGGGCAGTCTGCAAAACTGTTATTAGTTGGTTCGACTCCAACCAACGACTCCATACCACTAAGGAGACTTGTGTGAGTGGTTGAAACAGCAACCCTGGAAAGGTTGTGGGCTCGCAAGGGTTCCATGGGTTCGAATCCCATAGTCTCCTCCAAGTAAAATAGGGAAGCGTGCGTGAGCGGCTGAAACGGTCGGTCTTGAAAATCGAAGGGGGTAATACTTCCGTGGGTTCGAATCCCACCGCTTCCTCCATTTCATTATTAGGAAAGACAATGACTAACAAAATAGCAACCCTTGTAGGCTGTGCCATTGGTGACGCACTAGGAAACCCTTTTGAGATGAAGTCAGCTATCAGTCCCCGATTGATTGAGTGGGACGGCCTCTTCAAGGCGGGCGGAACCTTTTGGAAAGGCAATCCTGGCCAATATACTGATGATACTCTGATGAGCTTATGTCTCTCCGCCTCTCTCTTAGAAAAGAACGGATTTGACCCAGAGGATGTGGCCAAGAAGTATCTGGCTTGGTATGACTCGGGCAACACTCGTGGTATAGGTGCTACCACTGCTACCGCTATTGCTCGTCTCAAAATGGGAGCTACCTGGCAAGAGAGCGGCCTGACTCACAGCTTTGATGGCAGGCCAGCTGGTGGTAATGGAACGGCCATGAGAGCTTCTCCTATCGGCCTCTTTTATCGTAAAGATTTATCGAAGATTATAGAGGTAGTTGTTGCTGATGCTTCTATTACCCATAACTCCGATGAGCCAAAAATGGGTTCTGTGGCAGTGGCTCTGGCAACGGCACTATTATCCTATGGAGATCCTCCTTCATCTGTTTGGGCAGAAGTGTTAGAAGTTTTACCCGACTGTGTTGTCAAACAAAAATTAGAATTGGCTAAGAATGAATGGCTAAATGGCACGGAACATTCAGCGGCCCTTGCCAACATCGGAGTCAGTGGCTATGTTCCTGAGACGGTAGGTGCAGCTTTCTACTGTTTGAGAGCGACCAATTCCTTCAAGGATGCTGTGGTGATGGCTGTCAAAGCGGGTGGAGATACTGATACCACTGCTGCGATAGTGGGAGCCTTAGCTGGGACGTATTATGGTTTAGATGATATCCCAGAGGAATATAAGGGTGTAGAGAATTTTGAGTTGCTGCAAGCTTTGACCGACGAACTTATCAATAACTAGATATAAATCCAAGTATGGAAGGTTGGCAGAGAGGCCGATCGCGACAGTTTGCTAAATTGTTGGGGGTATAAAAGCCCTCCGGGGGTTCGAATCCCTCACCTTCCGCCACTATAAATTGCCGTAGCCGCTGGAAGGCTACCAATCCGGGTAGGGTTGATAGTTTTTACTATTGGGTTCGAGTCCCACGTTTTATAGACTTGGAATAGTGCGTGAGTGGTTGAAACGACCTGTCTCGAAAACAGGGAAGCTCGTAAGGGTTTCAAGGGTTCAAATCCCTTCTATTCCTCCATATAGGGGTATCGTCCAATGGTAGGATTACCGTCTCCAAAACGGATAATGAGGGTTCGATTCCTTCTGCCCCTGCCACATGAAAAAAGTTATTGCTATTTGCTCAGAACACGGTGATGAACTAAGATTAGAACACCTGGTAGATGAAGATGGCCATGGTTATACCAGTGGTTTTTGTTTCAAGTGTGCTAAGCATTATCGTCTATGTAATAGGAATCATTTCATGTCTTCTTGTGTAAAAAGAGCTGGACATGAAGGTGAGCATCTAGATTGCAATCTCCAAGCCTGGACAGATGATACTGCCCACAGCTAATTGAATTTTATATTCACATGTCCACTATACAGCTAAAAGGATTTCCGATTCCTCTGGAATATTTCGTAGAGGAGTTCGAGACCGTCTATCGCATTCAGATAGTTTTCCCTACCCAAGATAGGGATAATGGCCATCCGATGCAGCTTTTCCAATACTATTCTTATCACAAAGATCAATACTCTGAATTAGAGGCTATTAGAACCGCACTCATTGAATCCGTTACCCACGAGATTGATGAGTGTTTGTTTCTCAATAATGAACGGGTTTTTGACCCACACAACCCCGAAAAACTTCACCTATAAGAGAATAACCAATGAACCGCAACGAAGCAATAAATCAACTAAACCAGATGTTCAAGGGCCAAGATTGGTTCTATGATACTGGCTTGGATAAATATGGAAGAATTGTTGTTTATGCTAACTGGCTGAATAAAGATATCTATCCCTTAGTCCCCACTCAGTTGGAAGGGCATCAAGTCTTGCTCCACTTTGCTGCCAGCAAGACGGCTACTCGAGATCAATTTGTCAGCCAGCCTAACGCTCCTGGCGCCACTCTCAAAGCATATGTCCCAGATGAAGCTGTTGAGCCGGATGACATAGATGATGTGGTTGGGCCCGAAGAGGAAGAAAAAAGCTTGCTGCACCTCCAAAATGAATTAGAGAGAATGGAGAAAATTTGTGGCAGCGGCACCCTCCAACACATCTTCTATGAAATAAAAGATGGGAAAAATGCTGTTACCAATATGTCTGTTCGATACCCCAACGTGAGAAGTGGTATGGAAAAATTATATGAGCAGTATGGATTTGATGTGATCTATGAAGAGATCGATGGTTGAAATTTATTGAAATAAATACTATGGTCAACAATAAAAAACAAGTTCGTTCCCTCTTTCGAGATGTCTGCTATAAGCGCGATGGCTTTCGTTGTGCTATGTGTGGAATGAAATCTTCACAGGAGAAGGCTCAGCAAGAGCTTGATGTCCATCATGTCATAAACAGAAAAGAGATGCCGAACGGTGGTTATGTAAAAGAAAATGGTATCTCATTGTGTAGTTCTTGCCATGAAAAGGCGGAAGTGTTTCATTCCACGGGAGTAGCGGTGGAGGGATATTCGCCAGAAGATTTGTATAAGAAAATAAATTCCAGTTACGAAAAAGCAGTTGCAGCAAGCGAAAAACTAGGCTTGTGATAAGCGATCTTCTAATAAGATTGTATTGTATGTAGATTGGTTTTGTTATGAAAATATGTGAAAAACATAATTGTGAATTCAAGACCCTAACTTGGACTACTGGTGGCAAGATACGCACACAATCTCTTTGTCCTCTCTGTAGAAAAGAATATAAATCCGATTATTATAAAAATAATCGAGCAGAGATTTTAGAGGAAAAATCTGGATATTATCAAAATAATAAATCTGTTTTGGACGAGAAACACAACAATTATGTATTAGATAATAAAACTAAAATCACGGAATATAAGGCAAATTGGTTTCAAGATAACAAGAAAAATATTTCTCTAAATAGAAGAAAAAGGTATTCCGATGACATATCATTTAGATTGAGGGATATTTTTAGTAAATCGATTAGGCAAAAACTAAAAATAGTTGGATCATCCAAAACAGATTCTTACTTGAAATTTGTAGATTATTCTATTGATGAGCTCCGATCTCATCTTGAAAAACAATTCGAGCCGTGGATGGATTGGAATAATTACGGCAAATATAATGCTAGAACTTGGAAAGACGATGATCAATCAACCTGGACTTGGAATATCGATCATATTATTCCTCAAAGTGAACTACTATATCAGTCGATGACTGATGATAACTTCAAGAAGTGCTGGGCACTTAGTAATCTACGACCACTATCTTCTAAACAAAATTTATTAGATGGTCTCACAAAAGTAAGACATAACAAATAACGGAGGTGCAACAACGTAATGTTTTACAGAGACTACTTCTAAATAAGGAGATGAGTTATGAAAATAGATCATACTTGCCCCATGTTTGATGAACAGTGTCAATCAGACACAACCAATGAAGACGAATCTTTTTCCATTCCATTATGTATGGATGACATCATTAGCATTTGCAGAGACTATAGCAGTCTCGGTTGGCAAATACAAAATCAGATAGAGAATATTTTAGAAATTGGCGTAGAACAATCAGTGACCAGCGGTAATGTCAAACTGGAATCTTTGCCTCGTGTCAAATACTTTTTGCAGAAAATCGTTAGCAACGTATACTTTGGTGATGCTGCTAGCCAAGCACAAGACTGTTTGGCTTTGATCCAAGAGTATGAAGATAAATATAAAATAAGATATACTTCTAAATCCAACTAAGATCTTATCGGAAGATTGCATTTGCAGCCTCCCGATTTTTTATGCCATCTAAATTTGTTTGCGAGGTGCGCTATGCTTGAGAAAGATATTCAACAAATTCAAAACATGGTCAATGCTTATGGCGCTCGTGATGCCTTGAAGCTTTTTATTCAGGCCTTACGATTATCAGCCGATCAAATGTCAGACCTTGGGCTCAAAGAACGAGCCGTTGCCCAAGCCGAACTTTCTGATGTTTTACAAAAAGTAGATGAGACGCTCGGTGAATGATTGGGCATAGTTATTATGGTTGCCATTTTTATCACCGCTTTCATTTCTTTCCTAGTTTCTAGCCTATTCGGTTATGTAGTGCACCGCTCGCTCCACCAGTCATGGAGCGGGCGCCTCAATAAAAAACATATGACGCACCACCTGTCTCTGTATCCTCCGACTGATTATTTGTCCGATAAGTATAGGCAACCAGGAAAAGACAACACCGTTTTTATCTTTGGAGCCCTTGCGATACCAGTAGTGGCCACCCCCATTATATTAGGAATATTACATATTTTACCCTTGAGTTTGGTTATTATCTCCATAGTTGTGATGGCAGTTATGAGTTTACTGCACGATTATCTGCATGATGCTTTTCATATCAGACATCATTTTCTGACCAAAATACCAGTATTCAGGCAGTTATTTGCTCGTTGGGGTCGGTTGCACTATTTACATCATGTGAATATGCAAACGAATTTCGGTATCTTTACTTTCTTTCTTGACAAGGCATTTGGAACCTTTTGGGATGCAGAGTGAGCAATAATGTATTGTTGATACTTTGTGCTTGTATTTGGGGACTAACTACTTTCATGCAGAAGTTAGCGTCTGATAAGATGTCTCCCTTCTTGATGCAAATAGTAGTCGGCACAGTTTTTATTTTTCTCATTCCATTTTTTATCAGAGTGGAGGGTGGTTTAGGCCATCTCAAATGGAATGCGACCAGTATCATTATTACTTTTGTGGCAGCTATTTTTTCTATTACTGCTAATATTATGATGTACACAGCGCTCAGCAACAATAAAAATACCGGCTCTTCGATGATGTTGGTCTCTCTATACCCGGTAGTCACCCTATTATTGTCAGCTATCTTTTTGCATGAACAATTCTCAACTGGTAAAATTATTGGTATTTTGACGATGATTGTCGGTGCGTTTTTACTAACCTACTATTGATAATATGATTACTAAATTGCGATTTACCTTTGATGATAGAAATACTTCTATGAAGTATGTTTTTTACCTTACGCCGAGCGGGAATATAAATATTACCGTCAGATTTCAAGAAGTTGGATTTGGTGTGAAGAATGGTGCAATTCTTCGTGTTTTCAACAATGAAATTATTTGGAGAGAAGACGATGAGTCTTTTCTAAAAATAACACCCGAAGTCAAGAATTACATCAATAAAATGATAAAACTGAAAGCTTTTTGGTAATTACTTCTTCTTTGATTTCTTTACTTTACCACCCATCATTTTGTAAACATGAAAAACGGTTGCCCAAGGTTCCTCGTATTTTTTCCAATAGGGCTTGACGGCTTTCTTGGCTCGATCCCAAGTCTTTTCGCTGGCAATGGCGCCTGGTGGGTTATGAGACTTATCGAATGGCTTATACTCTTCCTTCTTACCATTCTCTTGGATTTCTCGACGAGTTTCCTCATCAATCCAATCCAAATCCTCAGCCTTTACATCATTGGGGGCCGTCTCCGCATATTGGTGCTCGGCAATCTTGATGACAAATTGTTCGGCTAATGCAGCTACTTTATCAAAACTCATACACAAATACAAGGATAGTAATATGAAGGTAAATTTTGAGTGTGATGGCCACAAATATTTCTTTTGGATTTTATTTAGTGATCAATGGGTGTGGATTGAAGTTCAGACAGAAAATGGAACCTCTCTTATTAGGGTTATAGAGGATAATAAAATTTTATGGTATGATACGGAAAGGCTTATTACCGAGAATGTTCGGAACATTTGTGATAGATTGTGGGAGAATAGGGCGTTTCTATGATGTATCCATGAGGTAGGCTTGATATATACGCTGTATGAGTGATATTTTAGACGGTTATTGTGAATGTGGTTGTGGGGAATTAACAAACATTTATCGCGGTAAACCTCGTAAGTTTATTGCGGGTCATCAGGCCCGTGGAGAGAATAATTCTCGATTTGGCATCGTAATGGATAACGAATTGAAAAAGAAGATATCCGATGTTCGTAAAGAACAAGGAACAGATTGGTGGATAGGTCGAGAGCATACAGACGAATCTAAAAAGAAAATGTCTGAGATAAGGAAAATCATTTTTCTTGGCGAGGGCAATCCATTTTACGGGAAACATCATACTGAAGCAACGAAAGAGTTAATTAGAATCAATAATGCCAAATATAGATCATTGGCCCCAATACTACCTACTAAACCAGAAAAAGCAATTCATAATGAGCTAACTAAATTGGGCGTAGCATTCGATTCAGAACATCTTGTCAATGACAAATTTTGTGTCGATGTGTTTGTTCCTGATTATAATCTCATCATCTACATTGATGGATGTTATTGGCATGCTTGCCCTATACATTTCCCTAATGCTAAAAAGCCCGGCTATGACAACGCAAGGATTCCTTACTTGACAAAGTGCGGATACAATGTCGAGATTATTTGGGAACACGATATTAAAGAAAAATTAGATGAGGTAATAAAAACCATATGTCTCAAATACAACATACAGAACTTGAAAGTCTCTTGATTGATAAAACTCATATCGTGGGATGTGATGAGTGCGGATATGGGTCATTAGCCGGCCCTTTGGTAGTGGTGGGCGTCAGAGCTCCCAAAGATTGGTCATTGCCGGACCTCAACGATTCCAAGAAATTATCCGCCAAGAAACGGGAGGCTCTACTCCTCCCGCTGATGAAACTGGTGCAGAATAAAGAAATAAGTTATCACCTGGCAGAACGCAGCAATACTATCATCGACCAACAAGGGGTGGCGGTCGCCTTGAAGGATGCTTATGTAGAATGTTTTCACGCTTTGTATCAGCCAGATTCTTTGATCATTAGCGACGGTATTCTAAAATTTGACAAGCTGGGGGTGGATGGTTATGATAAAGTTTCCGTGATCAAAGCGGACAGCAAGTTCCCAGCCGTCATGGCAGCTAGCATCATTGCCAAGGTGTGGAGGGATGACAAAATGCATCAATTACATTATAGCTATCCTAATTATGACTGGCTATTCAATGTTGGCTATGGTAGTAGAAAACATATAAAGGCTATAATGGAATACGGACCAACTCCTTTACATCGTTTTTCTTATGCACCTCTAAAATTCTACGATCAAACAGAGGTCGATATATAATAAAATACAGGAAAAGAAATGAAGAAAGATTTTGCGCAACTAATCAAAGAGATGAGGATAGCTCACCGTGCTGAGTTTCAGACCGTGGCCAATGATAAGAGCTTAGATCTTGACCAGCTCGATAACGCTTTTGTTATTTTGGAAAATAAACAATCTGTGATGGCAGAGGCAACTGGTTATACTCAGGATGAATTCCAAACGTTGATGAGAGAATATTTTATGGATTTTAGATCATCTAACCCCGAAGAATGGGTTATTAGACACGATCCTGACAACGCTCAAATTATTATTGAATCAGGGAAGACTAGCACATAATATTTCAACATATACAGTACGCCAATCGCGGTGTAGCATATTGGATGTGCAGTCGTTTCATAAGCGACCTTGAATGGGTTCGATTCCCATTACCGCGACCACTTATTGATTTGGATAAGTTAGCATTATCGTAAAATTATTATAATCTACTGGTTGCCCATTTCTTTGACTAGGAAACAAATCTAAATATCTTTCTAGATAAGTCTTGATTTCATTAGGTAGGGCTACATATTTACTAGCCAGTTCTGGTTTATCTAGGGATGGGGCAGAGACAGTAACAGTATTGTCATTTCTAGTAATATTGATATTCATTGCTGCATCATCTGCTTGTAGCATTTTGATAAACGGTATGATACCCTGATGACCGGTAGCGGCATTAGCGAGAGCCGTCCAAATGGCATCCTTGACATCATTTTTGATAATATTGGCATCGATGCTGGCGTACTTAGCACCCATCAAAGCACCGAGCCTAATAAGATGCTGTTGAACGTTTTTCATACTTGTTATATGTATTTAGTGGTATATCAGCTGTATATAGCGGATTAACTCAGTGGTAGAGTGCCATCTCGACAAGGTGGAAGTCGTGGGATCGTAACCCACATCCGCTACCAAACCCATAATAATGGGGGCTTAATTTAACGGTAAAATGTCGCTTTTACACGGCGAATTCGTTGGTTCAACTCCATCAGCCCCTACCATCATTTTTATTGAAAGTTATTTATGTTTGCAGCTATGAGATCTAGAAGTAGAGGGCCGGCAAAACCATGCCCATGTGGTGGTTCTTGTGAATGTCATCAACCCAGCGGCTCCTCTTGGGAATTGTGGGAACAAATTACTTGGGCAATTATGGTAGTAGCGGCTGTGATTGTGGTAATTTGGTTTGGTGTGATCGTAAACCGACATACTAACCATGTCCATCATATTCTTATCAATGGGCAAGATTGTGTTGTCCAGCACGTGATAGATAGTTGCACTTCTACTGGTGCTTGTCGTTCACATGATGTAGCTGTTTGTCCTTCGGAGAAGTAATGAATAAAGAAGAAGTAGCCGAACTAATCAAACAGTATTCACACGATACTATGTTTTTATCCTCTTCTGCCGTGGAAGACCACCCTGCTTATGTTCAACTCAAAACAGTTGGACACGAGATTATACCTTTCCTTTTGGAACGATTAGCTGATAGCATTGGGCACGATAGAGGAGATACATTTGATATGGACAATTCTCCTCGGGCCTCTATGGCTTTGTTGTGCGACATTACCAATGGAGAATGTTTAGCAGGTTTCCAGCACGAGTATGCAGGGATGCTAGATAATCTCCGAGCCCATATTTTGCAATGGGGCAAAAGCAAAAGTGCGAAGTGATTTGAGGTCACCTCGCACATAGAGCTTTTAGTTGATTGAAAGATTAGAGTTGCACCCAGTTTCCAGTAGTAGCTGGAGAACCACCACCAACCCACATCCAAGTTTCATCAAAGACGTTAGAAGCTGTTCCGTAGCCACCGAACATGATGACGTTGGTACCGTCGAAAGCCATTTGAGCACCCACTCTGGCTGGTGGAGTTACAGCTGGCTGACACAAAGCCCAGTTACCGCCGTTGCCACCAGTCCAAACCCAAGTCTGAGGACCAATTAGTCCTTCAGTACCGGCACCACCGAATAAAACATAGCTGCTGTTAGAATGATCGTAGCACATAACAGAGAGAGACATGGCAGGAGGAGAGACAGCTGGGGTTTGTTTCACCCAATCACCGCTTGCGCTACCTACCCACATCCAAGTATCATCTAGGAGAGAGTCTCCGTTTTGCACACCACCGAACATTAGTACGTTGGCAGCATCAGTACTACCAGCCATAGCAAAGTCCATTCTGGCTGGGGGAGTAACACCTGGGGTCAATTGAGTCCAGTTACCGCCATTGCCACCTGACCAAAGCCAAGTGTCTTCGAAAGGATAAAGGACGTTGCATCCACCAAACATCAAAGCACCAACTCCATGTAGGACGGCCATTTGGTGACGGAAACGACCTGGAGGAGAAGTACCTGGGGTTTGTAGGGTCCAAGCGCCGGCTGGATTCACGTTAGTGTTCCAGGTCCAAGTGTCGAACAGGACACCAGCCTCGCTGCTTTGACCTTCACCACCGAATAGAACAATCTCAGTGCTGGAACCATCAAGAGCCATACCTTCTCTTAGACGGAGTGGTAGTGGGCCAAGTGGATCAATGCCACCACTAGAATCAGTGGATGCATTAGTCCAGTTGCCTGTGGTGCTATTGCCGCTCCAAGTGTAGGAGAGGTTCAAGAAGTTTGACTGACCAGGGTAGTTTCCGGCGTCCAACAATAGGATGACGGTACCATTGTAAACCATGGTAGATAGGGATGTACGAAGTGGATTAGTTCCTGGCATGTGATATCTCCGATAATAAGAGGTTTTCTCTTTATCTAATGTGCAAGAATACATAGAAATTGATAGATAATAAACACGTCGATATAGGATAGCATATGGATTGGGAATGTCCGCACTGTCATCAATTATTTAATTTTATTAAGCACCAGCAAAAGGGCGCCCATATCACTAATTGTGTCGCTAACCCAAAGCACGCTGATATTGGTAAGGCTATCTCCGAGGCACTTACCGAGCCACGAATAGAGATAATAAAAAATTGTCCCAAGTGTGGTAAAACTTTTTCGCAATTCAAGAGGGCGCGAGAAATAGAAACTGGAAAAGATATTAAGGAATTTTGTAGTCAAACGTGCGCTAATTCTCATGAGGTATCTCAATCTCATAAAGAGAAGGTGTCCAAAACCATGAAAGACAAGTATGAGCGTGGAGAATTAGTTATTCCAAATCCGAAAGTAGGGCGTAGTCAAAAAGCATGTATAATATGTGGAAATTTTTTTGATTGCTTACCTGCTGATAAGCAGCAGACTTGTGGTAGAAAATGCGGGGCTCAATTATTTTCTCTACGTGTCAAGGGAACTGGCAAAATGGGCGGGTGGCGTCCTAAAAGAAACTTTATGTATGGTGATATCAAACTAGATAGTTTTTGGGAAGTAGAGTGTGCAAGGCGATTAGATGCCCTATCTATAAAATGGGAGAGTAGCAATATCGACAGATTTTTTCTATATGAAGATATTTATGGTATAAATAGAAGATATTATCCGGATTTCTACCTCATAGATCACGATCTATACATAGAGGTTAAGGGCGTCTGGACACCAGAGGTACTGCATAAAATGCAAGATGTCCAAAAAAGAAATAGTTTTCAACTTATCATATTGGACGATATAAATGCAATAAGATCATTCAATATCCCAGCATCCTAATATAAGCGTGTGTGGCACAGAGGCGACTGCACTACCTTGCCAAGGTAGATTTCACCATGGGTTCGAGTCCCATCACCCGCTCAAGAATAATAAGCGGGTATGGCACAGTGGCGACTGCATCTGGTTTCCAACCAGACATACAACTCATCGGTTCGAGTCCGATTATCCGCTCCAATTAGTATTAGATAAGTCAAATCCAATGATTACCCATTGTAAAGTTTGTCAGTCAGTTATGGGACGAGACCCGTATTTTATGTCAAAGAAATACATTTGCTCAAATTGCAATGTGTATTCATTTATGATGCAAACTAAATTGACTTATAATGGTAATACTAAAAAAGAAGAAATGGAAGATTTTGTGGAGTCGGAAATCCTTACTGTCAATAATTATCTTTTAGTATTTTTAGCGGCTTATAACGAAGCTAATGTGGTAGAGAAAAATAGGGACAATAAGAAAATTATCCATTCGTTCCCACTAAATGAATTGACCCACGAGGCGGCTGCCCAATGGGTCAAAAAATTACGAACCTATGTTTTATTTCAATAGCAAAAATTATCTTCTGTAATTTTCACCCTTGACATAATCTTTCTTCCATTGTGGAACCTTCTCACCAAAAATATGACGAGCCGTTACCTCTCCTTCATTATCGAGAGTGGCTGTAATGATGTATCCACCAGCGGTCATGGTGAATGGTGCGGTTAGTTGTTTGAGATAATCAAACGGCGCATTGAGAGCGGTGGTTGCCTCTGGGTTGAACCAAGAGGGGAACACGAAGTTAGAGACGGCTACTTGATAACCATCTACGGTAATAGCATAGGAATTGTCTTCCACTGGATCACATAGTTCTTGGCAGTATAAGTTGCTACCAGAAGAATTAGCGGGGCCGGTTGAAAATCCACCGGCAAATCTATCGCCAAACATTTCCATTAGCTCATGAGAGAGTGTAGCAGAAACAGTGTATTGAGTTAGATTGGCAGGATCGTAAACAAAAGGTACACCGCCGTTGGTTAGGATAGGTTCACACATAATGTAAGCAACTACCTTATCAGAGGTCTCTTCATGAAAACCGAGGGCGCCTGCAACTTGTGCATCATTGTCAATGACATAAGTGACCCAAGCATAACCGGGAACTTGGGCAGCATTGGCGTAAAATGTTACGGTAGGTGGGTATTGATTCCAGGCGGGGGCGCAGTGTAAATTGAATTGGACTTGAATAGCTTTACACATGGTAGCTACCTGAGCATTACTAACTAGTGTAGATTGGTTGATAACAGCAATAAGCATATTGATCTCCTTCTTATTCTATGATGAATTATTCATCATATAGTAATTGGAGGTCATATGGAAAAAGTAATAGAGTTGCTGTTAGTTTTCTTGTGGGATATTGGTAAGACCATAATTTTGCAATGGATAATTGATCAACTAAAAGAATGGTGGGAGGCTGGAAAAAATCTTGCTGCCCCGCAATATGCCTAACGGGAAAGTTATAGAAGCAGGGAGCCGCCTTTCAATTTGTAAAAAAGAACGGCACTTGACATTTCTTTTCGAGAAATTATCTTGTTAGGGAATGAGGGATATTATGAGTAACACCGAACTAATCAGAGAGCTTCGAGCACTAACATCAGCTGGTATGAAAGATTGTAAAGACGCTCTGGAAGAGACTGGCTGGGATTTGCAGAAGGCTATTGACGTTATCAAGGTAAAGGGCCTCAACATTGCTAACGGTCGTACTGGTCGTGTAGCTTCCGAAGGTCAAATTGGGATTTACAATCCTGATAATGTTGCCCCTGTTCAGATTATGGCGGAGATAAATTGTCAGACTGATTTCGTTGCTAACAGCAAAGAGTTCAGTAGTTTTGTTCAGCAAACTCTTAGCGAAATTGCTGACGCTCACAAAACCAAGTTGCCATTCGATGTATCTTCTGTTGAAAATTCTCGTAAAGAATTAGTTGCTATGATCAAGGAAAATGTGGTTGTAAGACGTTGGCACGTTGAGGACAGTCTGGATGCTGCTACTACCTTAGTGTTTCCTTATCTTCACTCCAACTTGAAAATTGGCGTATTACTGATGCTAAAAGCTCCTTCTTTTGAGGCATCCAAAGATCCTGCTTTCCATGAGCTGGGTAATGATTTAGCAATGCAAGTTTGCGCCATGAATCCATTGGCAGTCTCTCCTGAAAATATTAGTCAAGGTGATAAGTCTCGTCAAGAGATCATTTTTCGCACCCAATTGGCTGAGGAGAACAAACCTGCAAAGATGTGGGATCGAATTCTGGAAGGTAAGTTCCGAAAATGGAATACCGAAGTTTGTTTATTGGAACAAGAGTCGGTAGTGGTTCCTAAAACTTTGGTCAAACAAGTCGTCAAGAATGTTGGATCTAAATTGGGTGGGGAGGTTCAAGTTCTCAATTTCACTCGCTATCAAGTTGGTGAAGGTATTGAAAAGAAAAAAGAAAATTTGGCAGATGAAGTTGCCAAACTAATGTAAGGAAAGAAACAATGGATAATACGCAAGAATTGATTGACAAACTAACTAACGCCATCTCCTTCAAGTTCAAGGAAGATGCTACCTCTCCTGGCTTGACCATCTCTCGTCTCAAAAGAAATACCTATTATTGTTCTGTGGTGCGCTATCCCGCATGTAGTTCTGTCGTAAACTTTTATAAGGATAAGGTAGTAGTTTGCAAGGCAGAGGATAGCACCTTGGCGGGTGCGGTAGAGAAAGTAACCGTAGCTTTCCTCAAAATAGCTAATACTCAACTAGATCCACTTCAAGCTTTGGCAGCGGCCGCAAAGGATCTCAATGTCTAAGAAGTTTCAAGACTTAAAGCGTGAAGAGATACTGTCTGATATGAGGAAGACCATTGGCACTCAGGAGCCCATTTTCTTTTTTGAGAAGATGGTGGATATTTTTGATTTGCTTTTTGATCGTATTGATGAGCTAACACTGGGTGTTAGAGGTGCTAATATCAAAGCGGCATTAGCTATTCAATGGGAACCCAAATTAGCTTCCACGATGCTATTTTTGCTGATCGAGGATTTACGTGAAGATAAGGAAACTTATTTCGACGAAATCTCTCAACTAAAAAAGGCGTATGTGGAAGACAGAGTGACGCAGAATTATAATGATTTCTGTGCTTTTTGGGAGGAAACCCTAGGTTGGCACCCTTTCTTGGAATATAAATAAAATTATGAAACACAATAAGATAAGCCATGGATAAAGATCTCGAACAGATGAGCGAACTTAGGCTGAAAGCCGAAGTCATCAAACTTCGAGAGGCGATTCGTTATCATAGAGATCAAAAAGGCGATGACCGATGTTGGGTTGATGATTTGAGACTGTATGAAGCGTTGCCAGAGGGAGCTGAGGGGCACGACTCCACACTACCTCCCGAAGATATTTTTCTGGAAAATTGTAAAAGATTTTGTCGTTCCAGGCAAGTGCCAGTGGGCAGTCCGTTCAAGAAAGATTGATAAATAGTAAAAATTATAATAGATTGAGACCCTGATATAGTGAAAATGTATTCAGGGCTCGTCTAATCTGGCAGGACAGGTGCCCCCGAAGTTCCTAATGTAAGTTCGAATCTTACGCCCTGAACCATATAATTGAGATTTGATATTGATGAAATCAATAGGTAAGCTGGTGTATAACCCGCGCACACATTTAGCTTCGAGCGAAAGGTGGCTAGTTATGATGTGTGATGATGAGATCTCAAAATATTATCGCCACCTATATACTAAGGAATATCCCTATCTTAATGGTAATAGAACTGGCAAACTAACTCGTCCGGTGTGGGGAGCCCATGTTTCCATCATTCGAGGAGAATTTGTACCCAATATCAAACTATGGCACCTGGACGAAAATAAGCTCGTGGAGTTTGAGTATGAGGGTGGCGTGTTAGACAACGGCGAGTATTACTGGCTAAAAGTTCGCTGTCCTTATCTCTTGAACCTGCGGGAAAAATATGGCCTTTCTCGTGAGCCCAGATTGGGATTGCATTTGACAATAGGAAGAACAACACAATGAATAAAGAAGAACTAAAAAAAGTAGAGATTAGGGCGGTGGAAATTATTGCCCTGGTGCTTTTACTTGGTACCATTATTTTTCTCATCATCAAGAGATAATATGGATAACACATATACCGCACACTTTACTATATCATGCTGGGGTTGCAATAAAAGTGTGACCCGTGGTTATCATGATTACGAAGATAGCAATTATCAAACCGAACTACTTAAAAAAGATGGTTGGAGAAGACACGTTTTTGGCCCAGGAGCTGATCCGTGGTTTTGTAGTGAGAATTGCGAACTACACTCCCGCAACGCGGTTTATGCAAAGGAATGGTGGGGTAATCATTTCGTCAATGAACGAAAGAACAAGCGTTTACTTTTATTCGCTCTCTTCGCACTACCTTTCGTAATCATCGGTATAGTGCTCATGAGTGTCAATGACCGACGACTAAAGTCGTCGGCTTGTTCCTGGGCTGTCCCGAAACAATAAGCCTATTGACAAAGGCTCTTGCTGCAATGTTTTTCGCAGCATTGAGATCGGCATTTCCGAAGAAGTTGCACGACCTACACTTGAAAACCGCTTGACTTTTGCGGTTTAGTTTTTCGCAATGACCGCATTCAAAACAAGTTCTGCTGGTATTTCTGGGGTCAACCTTGACCACCTCAATACCTGCAATAGCAGCCTTATATTCTATGTATGCCGCTAACTGACCGAATGCCCACTTGCCAAATCGTTCTCGTTGTGCTTTGCGAACCGTTCTCTTGAAACCAGATAGATCTTCTAAAGCTATACTTTTTCCAAGTGCCTTTGCCGCCGAAACAATTTGTTTGCTAATAATATGATTAGTATTTCTTTTGAACCTTTTCTCCTGACCTGAAATCTTTTTGAGATGCCTATTAGCTGATTTTGTGCCTACCGACTGCAACTTTGCCTTGAGACCCGTATATCGTTCTCGGTTATTATCTACTTGTTTTCCACTATACGATTGACCTTCCGAAGTAGTAGCCAGATTGACGATACCCAGATCCACCCCCAGAAAGTCTTGTGTCTCTTGCAGATTAGCCTCTGGCACCTCTACTACCGCTTGTAGATAGAACTGACCTTGTCGATAAACAAGTTTGGCAGAGTTGCGAATAACTCTCTCGGTTAGTTTAGCATAGGAACCGAAGACAATTGGAATGGTTAGCCTGCCATCCAACGAAAGAATACTAATGGTATCTAATTTCTTCCAGTTGAGAATACGCTGATCGTATTCTACAGAAGAAGTCTTTTTGAAAAAATGCTGAATTTTCTTATCTACTTTATAGCTTTCTGCAACCCTACTAATAATCCTAATAGCAAACTGAGATGGCAGAGAAAACTTCTCTCTTAACTCATAGTAGATCGCTTTTTGCAACTTGACTTTGCTAAACATTGAGTTTGCAAAAGCAAACTCACTAATCCAGTTGCAAGCTGCATTAAACTGATACATAGACTTCAGAAGACTTTTCTTCTGGTTATCGGTAGCAAGCAGTTTAATGGAGGTTGTTAGAAGCATACTGAATATATATCGGCTTATTGACAGATTTCTTCAATAAGAATTAAAAAGATTTCTTATGACGCATTCCTCCCACGGCTAAAGCCGTGGGCTTCCTGCTATCAGATCGTGAGGTAAAAATGCTAGAATATAATGAATTCCATTTGTATCTCTGTCGTCATGGACAGTCAGAAGTAAATGTGATACCAGATATGGTAGGCCAGAGAGGTGATACTAAGCTAACACTGAAAGGTATGAACCAGGCGCGCCTTTTGGGAGAGAGAATAACAAAGAAAGAGATTGCTCACGTTTATTCCTCGGACTTGCTGAGAGCATCGGAGACTTGCATCATTGCTTTATCACAAGGCCCTAAATTGAGTATACATCCCACCTTTCATTCTGAATTGAGGGAATACAGTGCGGGTGATTGGAACGAAGCTAAGCGTAGCGAAGTTCATAATATGCCTACGTTATTACGTATGGCTGCTATGACCAGTGGGTTCGTTCCGCCCAATGGCGAATCCATGCACATGGTAGAGCGCCGAGCTTCTCAGTGGCTGGAAGATAGTATTCTTTATAATAAGGATATCATCAAAGAAGCCACAGATAGAAATGCTGCCGGCCTCAAACCGATGAAGCTTTTCGTTTTTTCTCACGGAATGACTATCAAATGTTTGCTACATTATATTATGGGATTTGACCAGAGTTTTATTTGGAAATTGACCTTGGAAAACACTTCAATTAGTAAACTTCATTTTGGCCCACAAGGCTGGCGTTTACTCACCGTAAATGATTATGCACATTTACGCTAATCGATAAACGAGATCATATGGGTGCCCCCGAACGCAAAAGACAAAAACGCATCAAGGAGTATGTCATCGACCGAGATGGAATGCTTTGCTGCTATTGCGATAAAGTATTGACAACTGATACCGTCACTATGGAACATATTCTTCCTGATAGTAAAAGGGGAACCTTCAACACTACTAATCTAACCGTTTCGTGTGCAGATTGTAATAATCGAAGAGGTAATAAACCTTTCTTTGAGTATTGTAAGCAATATAATTGGGATCCCTCAAAATTAGATAAGTATAAAAGATTATATTTCAATAATCTAAAAATCAAGGTTCTAAATATTGCCAAAGAAGAATGTTTGCACGAGGATGAGGTAGTTCCAATTTCTATTATCAAGCGTGCCTGTCAAGTCCTCAAAATCAAAGGGATGGATTTTTCTGATTATGAGAAAGTTTATTCTTTTGATATTCGATTTGATGAAGTATGCGACCGTAAAAAAATCAAATTTACCTTCGAGCAATTGATTAGAATTATTGAAGCCGACAGCAAGTGATATATTATTGACCAAGGAGTTTATTATGAGCCTCAGACCATTACGTGATTTTATTGTTGTATCCGTCATCAAGAGTGACGAAAAGACTGCCAGCGGATTGCTGTATAAACCATCCATAGTGGAGGAAAAGATTGTGACTGGCACCGTGCTATCCACAGGTACTGGCTACTTGACAGATGGCGGGGCCGTGGTTCCATTGGATGTTCAAGCTGGCGATACCGTCTTGTTCAACAAACAAATGTCGGTGGAAGTTAAGCATCAAGGTGAGACGTTCTTCCTTCTACGTGAAGAGCATGTCCTCAGCGTTATTCAGTAATACTAACTTTATGCAATTTGCGAGGGCCGTCTTATAAGATGGCTTTTTGTGTTGATGAAATCATACCCCTCTATTACCAAAGAAATTAGACACGATATTTACATTTATGCTTTCGATAAGTTAGATGGATCCAATATTCGTGCGGAATGGAATTCCAAACGCGGGTTCTATAAATTTGGCACTCGCAATCAATTGACAGATGAGAAGACTATGCCATTTGGGCGAGCTATCCCTTTACTCAAAGAAAAGTATGAAGAAGATTTGGCAATGGTCTTTCGAGAGCAAAAGTGGAAGGATGCCCTGTGTTTTTTCGAGTATTGGGGCCCAAGTTCTTTTGCTGGCAATCATAATTTCGATGAAAAAATGGATATCACTTTGATTGATGTCAATCCATATAAAGAGGGTATATTAGTTCCGACCGAGTTTATCAAGCTGTTTAGACATTTGGATATACCCAAAGTTTGTTATGAGGGCCATGTGACCACAGATTTATTTGATAGAGTAAAACAATCTACCCTTCCGGGGATGACCTATGAAGGTGTAGTTTGTAAAGGGGCTAATGATAAACTAACCAGAATGCCCATTATGTTCAAGATCAAATCCAGAGCCTGGTTTGATAAATTGAAAGAGCATTGCAAGGGTGATGACAAGTTGTTTGAGAAACTTTCCTGAAAGAAAATACAAATGCAATTATGGAAAAAATTAGATTTTAGTCATGTGGTTCATAGTGGTGAGGGCGTCAATCTGACTAGCCAATTTATTGGTGTATTACCTTTACTAAAAGATATTCTAAATAGGGATGTTGGTTATCTAACTGAATATTCTAAAAATGGAATGATTGAAGAAGAGGCGCCAAGTGATCAGCAAGCGACCGCTGTCACTCAGAAATATGTTGATTACCTAATCCAACAAGGTGGCCGTCTCATTCACAAAGATTTGGTTAATGATGGTGGCACTTTTATTTTTATCTGGGATGATGGAATAATTGATTTCAGTGTTGGCAATAACTATCTCAGTATTAATGCCGTTTCCCAAAATGAAGTTTTTACTCGGAAGATCAAAGAACATTTCGATCAGCAGATAGTAGTTCCAGAACAATCAGGACATATTTATGTTATCACTAATCAGGGGATGAACTTGGGCCTCAGCTCGTTGGGTAATGCCAGCATCCCTCTGATAGAGGACAACTATACCCCTAAGGTGATGGAAGATTACAAATTTGTTATCAAAGATTTACAGGCAGAATCTCCCTCCGGCCGCATTACTATTATGAGAGGTGCCCCTGGTACTGGTAAGACCCATTTGATCCGAGCTATGCTATTAGAAGTTCCTGATGCTATGTTTGTCCTTATCTCTCCTGACATAGTAATCAAATTAGCCGGACCCGAACTATTACCACTGCTGTTAGCTTATCGCGGAAATAGAACTGGTCCCATCATTTTGGTTTTAGAAGATGCTGATAGGTGCTTAGTCAAACGAGATAAAAACAATATGAATTCCATCCAGTCTCTTCTTAATTTGGGCGATGGGATCTTGGGTTCTATGTTGGACTTGCGTATCATTGCCACCACTAATGCACACGAGCTACATATGGAAGAGGCGCTGACCCGTAAAGGTCGTTTAAGCAAAATGTTAGAAGTTGGTCCTCTGGATTTGGTGACGGCTCAGAATAGGTTCAAGAGCTTGTGTCCAAACAAAAAATTACCAGATGCGCTAATTCCTCCCGTCAAAAATAAAAACAAGTTCGAGATGACTTTAGCAGATGTTTATGGGTTAGCTCGTGATAGTGGTTGGTTGCCCAAATCGCGCAAAGTGAAGAAAACAAAGTCGGACGAGCCTGACTTTGACTGATAATTTTTTTAGGCATATTGGGACAATCTAGTAGAATAAAAATATCCCAAGGAGGAATATGCAATCAGGAGAACTAATAGTAACAGGAAAGAATTCCATTCACATCCCAATAAATAAGTTTCCAAGTGAAGTTAAGTGTCGTTTTAAGGACGAGTTTGCAACAATTCCGTGCAATCCAGACGATGCGGATCGGTTGGAATATGAAATTATTGTCAGCACTACTACGCCTACTACTTTTACCTTGTTCATCAACTGGAAGGTAACTGGTGTTCGTGAGATTAAATGGGAAGTTGCTTACTAAGAATAAAAAAGAACAAGGAAGAAAATGCAGTCAGGTGAGCTTACCGTAACCGGAAAAAATTCTACTCGTATCCCACTAGTGAGATGGCCTCGTGAAGTAAAGGTGTATTTCAAGGGTGAACCTACCCAGGTGCCTTGTCATCCACATCATCCTGATGAGTTAGAATATGAAGTTATTGGTGTAGATGAAGATCCCAAACAGCACCACAAGCCAGGCCATCATCACCATGACCGACAATTCTTTTTGCTCATCAAATGGAATGTTTCTGGTATTAGAGAAATTGTGTGGTATGTGATAACCTAAGTTGGAGCCAAATTGAAAGTTCTTGTATATGGTTTCTATGGGAAAAATAATTTAGGGGATAACTTATTCATTGAGGCGTTCCGATATTTATTTCCAAATTTGGAATTAATATTTACAGATACTATTTCTCTCGCCAAATTACGACACATAGATGCCGTATTTTTTGGGGGAGGATCTTTTCTTTTTGGGGCGCCTTTGATTTCGGAAGATGCCCTGGAAGAAGTTAAGCTCAAAAAAATATTTTATTTGGGGGTGGGGGTTGAAACGGAAATTCATCCGGTGCATATTGATTTGATGAGGCGTGCCATAATGATTGTGACCCGTTCCCCAGATCAAATAGATAAATTAAGGCTTCTCAATAAGAATGTTTCAACTGCCCCCGATTTAGTATATGCCTTGCAAACTTTGACTAAATTATCTACCAAGTCTCATCATTCTGTGTTGATTATGCCTAATATCAATGTAGTGCCACGCAACTCCGATCCTCATTGGAAACATGCGTCTTGGGGACATTTCAAGTCAGAATTTGCTCAATTTTTAGATTGGCTGGTAGAAAACGAGTATCATCCTACCTTATTCCCAATGTGCCAGTCTCCCAAGGAAAACGATGCTTGGGTTTCGGCCGAGCTGATGGGACACATGGTAAATAGAAATGAAAAGTATCTGTATACTTATACAGATAATCTCAATATTTCTCAGCTAACAGAGTTGGTATCTAAATATAGTATAGTTATTACGCAACGTTTTCATGGCATTGTATTATCAGAAATGACCCGAACCCCATACATAGCCCTATACCACCATGATAAGTTGAAATTTAGCCGGCCTAATGAAGGAACTTTTCTTTCTTATTATAATAGCTCCAAGCAATCTTTCATTGATGCATTCCAAAAAACCATCAAAATGAAATTTGTTCAACCTTTACCTATCGAAACAGCTACCTATGAGACATTCAGTAAAGAAGTTATTGATCTCTTATAATGGTGGTGGAGGATGGCGAAATTTGTCGGAATAAAACACGATCGAATTTGTGTTGTGTCGGACAATTTATTCAATAATGACGGACTGGATATCGTTGAAATTCCATCCGAGTTATCACATATTAGTCCAGCAGAACTTATCGCTAATTGTTGTATTAGAAACGGGCAGATAAAATATAAGAATTTACAAAAGCCTGCAAAAGAATTAAAGGTAGCATTAGTAGGCAATTGGAAAATGAGATGTGGGATTGCTACCTATTCAGAACATTTATGGCCAGAGATTGCTAAACATATTGGCGAAGTAAAACTGTTCATTGAACATAATGACATTAGCACTGGCAACATTTATCAACTGGGCGATCAAATTTTATCCGAAAATCAAGTGAGTGTTTGCTGGAAGCGTGGTGAGCCCTTGCAAGATTTAGTCAAGGGATTACAGGATTATGATCCAGATGTCATCCTAATACAACACGAATTTGGTCTATGGTCGAACGCACGTCACTGGCTAGCTATGATGACTGAGTTATCCGATTATAGAATTATTGTGGTGATGCATTCTGTTTTTCCGGAGCACCAAGACAAAATTATTTTTGAGGCCGCTATGCCAGAGATAATTGTCCATTTAGAAGGCGCTAAAAATAATTTGGAAAATGTCAAAAAAATTAACGCCAAAGTGCATGTCATACCTCATGGCTGCTATCAAGCTGGCGATCAAAAAAAATTATGGAATAATTACAAATCACAATACACTTTTATGCAACAGGGTTTTGGATTTGGTTATAAAAATTTTGCTTCTTCCATTAGGGCCACCGCTCTCTTGAAAGAAAAGTATCCCGATGTTTTCTTTACCGCTTTATTTTCCGAGTCGCCACATGCTAAAATGGATCATCAGATGTATTACAATGATCTGTTAAGGTTAGTAAGAGAATTGGGAATACAAGAAAATGTGGCTATCATTAGAGGATTTCAGCCCGATCATGTAGTAGACGCCTACCTACGAAGTAATCAAGTGGCCGTATTTCCCTATTTATCTGTGCCTGGTCATGAGGTGTTTGGAGCTTCGGGCGCTGCTCGTTTGGCTATGACGGCTGGCGTTCCTATTATCAGTTCTAGTTTGCCGCATTTTAGCGATTTACCGACTATCAAAGCAGATACCCCCGAACGTATAGCAGAAGAATTAGATAAATTGTTTTGCAATGAGAAGTTGTACAAACAACAAATTGTCCAGCAAAATCAATTCATTGCCGATAATTCCTGGGCCAATATCGCCAAACAATATGTGGCGGTATTGGAAAAATGAATTTACTGATAAAAAACGATGTGATCTATGAAATAAACGATATATAAGGTAATTGACATCCAACACTAACCAGGAGAAGAAAAATGTCAAATTACACCTTAGAAATCATTTCGCACCACCCTAAATTCAACGGCAAGTCATTGAAAAAATACTACGTAGAAGGGATCGAAACGGTTGGAGCTTGGGGCGATGAGCCCTTTGAGGTCCGTTTCAAGAACCACACTTGGCAAAAAGTTCAGGTTATCATAAGTGTCGATGGCACTGATGTTCTGACTGGCAAGCCAGCCGATACCATTCCATCCAAAGATATGTGGGTAGTCAATGGCTATGATACTCTATCTCTCAAAGCTTGGCCGGAAAACAATAATGGAGGAGCTGGTTTCGTTTTTACCAGTGCCGATAACAGTGTGGCGATCCATACTCACGGCGATCTGTCTAACCGTGGTATCATTGCTGCCGCTGTCTTTGTCGAAGGACATGTGGAGCCCATTAGGATCAATCCACCAGTCAGGGTAGAAGAACATCATCACCACCATTATCCTAAATATACGCCACCATCGCCAACCAATCCATGGCCATGGATTCCAACATACGAGCCAGTTTGGATTTATCAAAACAGCAGTAATAGCGGAGATTATCTTCTCGGAAACAATGTTGTCCTAAATAACTGCACCAGTAATAGCGTCCAAAATACCAGCGTACAGTCCTTCGGCCCCGCT